CGTTCCAAATTTAGAAGAGGCACACAGTGCCCACCACACGCCAGAAGAGTGGATAGAGGCTTATGCGGGGCTTGTAGAGCGTATTAACGGCAGTGCAAAGCTGAAAGTACAAGAGAAGACAGACAAGATCATGTCTTTGTACGTTTGCAACCAGATGGTTGTAGACAAGTTCAGCGCACACCAACGCATTTTGCTCAGAAGTGCTATTGCCCAAGCTGGTGTAGACCCAGCAACTCACATTCCCACAGACGCAGAAACCATAGATTTATAAGGAGAAAACCATGCCATATGAAAAGAAACCAGCCGTAGGTGGCTATCCAGAAACCCCAGGTAAGGGTGTCATGTACTGGAATGAGGTAGCAGACCGAAAACATGAGATGTCACCAGACTATTCTGGTTACGTTCTCCTAGAAATGGACTACAAACGGGGTGAAAAACTGTATCTTGGTGCCTGGAAAAAGGACACCTCTAGAGGCAACACCCTACTCAGCATTAAAGAAGACAACTGGCTAAAGAAGAAACGTCTGCAAGAACAGGGTATCAAGATGCAAGACCGTGAGGTGACTCCTGGTTACGCTAAGGTTCACAAACCCCGTGATGAAGACGATTCAATCCCCTTCTGATGGTTACTAAGAAGATCAGCCCCACCCAGCGGTCTCTAGCCTACCTCAGAGAGGAAGGTTATCTAGTGTCTATAGTCGAGCATTGGAATCCATTTGCACGCATTAGACAGGACCTGTGGGGGTGGTGCGATCTTCTGGCGATCAAAGACAATGAGGTGCTGGCGGTGCAAGTGACTGCCAGCGCAGTGTCTACAAGAATCAAGAAGATACAAGAAAGTGAGACTGTCTCATGGGTCAGGAAAGCCAACATCAAGATACACGTCCACGGCTGGAGGAAGTCTTTGAAGACGGGCAAATATGTTCTGAGAATAGAAGACATCTCGTGAGATTTATTAACATGAGTCTACAAGAGCTGTGGACACTAGCTTACTCAGAAGGGTTCAAAGACGGTCAAAAAGAGGGACGTTAGCTCAGCTGGTAGAGCAGCGGACTTTTAATCCGTTTGTCGTGGGTTCGATCCCCGCACGTCCCACCAAACATAGCAGTGGATGCGAACTCTGGGGCAATCCCAGGAGTTAGGACAGGAGCTGGCATACCCCTGTAATCCACAGTATGCCTTTTCTAACTAAACAAGGAACAAATCATGGCAACTCGCAAGAAAAAAGAAGTCGTAGAAGTAAAACCTGAGAAGAAAGAGAAGAAGACAAACGTGTTTGTGGCTACCCCTATGTACGGGGGAATGTGTACAGGCTACTTCACCCAATCCCTGATTACTCTGGGTCACACACTGCAATCTAACGGCATTAGCATGGGGTTCTCTGCCATGTTCAACGAAAGCCTCATACAGCGGGGTAGGAACGCTTTAGCGCACACGTTTATGACGAACAAGCAGTACACCCATCTGATGTTTATAGACGCTGACATCAAGTTCAACGGGGCTGACCTGGTGAAGATGATCCAGGCAGACAAAGACATCATCTGCGGTATCTACCCCAAGAAAGAAATCAACTGGGGAGGCGTTGCACAAGCAGCTGCTGAAGGTATACCTGTTGACCAGTGGAAGAATAGAACAGGTAGCCTAGTGATCAACTTAAAAGACTATCAAGGATCAGTTACTGTGCCTGTGGACAAGCCTGTGGAAATCTTTAATGGTGGCACAGGGTTCATGTTGATCAAGAGAAGGACTTTTGAACGCATGAAGAAGGTGGTCAACAAGTACAAGAATGACGTGGGTTTTATAGGCCAAGGCGTAGAACAACAAGAGTGGATCACAGAATACTTTGCCTGTGCTATTGAACCAGGCACAGAGAGACTGCTGTCTGAGGACTATTTCTTCTGCTGGAAGGCTAGAGAGGCAGGACTAAAGGTTTGGGCAGCACCCTGGGCGCAATTAGGGCACTTTGGGACGTATTTGTTTGAAGGTGGACTCTTACCAGCTCCTTAACGACAACCCCATCTTTTACGGGCAGCACGCCCTCTTTCTCCAGTCCAACCAGAACTACGAGCACAAAATGATTTATGCCTTGGTCCTGACTTTTGGGGTGCTTTTAGCTTGCTCCCTGTTGCTTTGTTGTATTTTGCTCGTCCTTTGGCTGTCAAGCCTCCCCCTTTGGATACTGGGAGTTTCTCTCCTCGGCCTACTGATAGGTTTGGACCTGACTTTCTAGGCATATAAACGTGTGCCATTGCGGTCAATTATGAGCCGTTGTAGTCTAGGTTTGTCATTAGGACTATTAGGCACAGATATATGAGTCCAACGATCAAACTCACGAATAACTTGGTCATACTGTAGGTCACTCCCAATAATAGCTTTGACTACCTCGTCTGGGGTCATGCCAGGCACTCTTAGGTCAGCAGCGCAACCCAGCCTATGCTGAGAGGTGTTTTTTGATCCACAAGCATTGTTCACGGCCTCTGACCGAAATGCGCTGTTAACCATGATCGGCTTGCCACCCAGCACTGTTTTAACTTGCTCCAGAAACTCAGCCAAGCGCATGAGATTAGCTTTTTCGTATTCGCTAGGTTCATTTGTAAACTCCCTGTGGTCTGTGACCGTAAGTTCTTCCAGCGTGAAGTGTTCGGTAAGTAGTGTCATTTTGTGGGGGTACTCTGGTGAAGAAGTGCATCTTTGTTCTGGCTAGACGCAGAACTCCCAAAATAGAAACTAATCACTCCCGTCCAGGCAGTCCCCAGAGAACCCAATAGGAGCATCAAGGCATCACTAGAAGTCACTTTGCCTGTCATCATACCCACTAGGATACCAAAGAACCCCAGAGTGATGATTAGAGCCAGCAGGGGAGGAATAAAAGACTTGGTGGTAGTCTGCATATCCCTAGCAGACTTTCTGTCTTGTACAGCCAGTTGCTCAAAGTCTAGGTTCATCTCTTGAGCCTTGGCCTTTAACTGGATCTCTGCAGCCTGAATGCTGGCTATCTGGTCTGCGGTGAGTTTGCCTGAGTTGATGGTGTCTTGTACGGCACTAGGGTCAACCCCTATAGCCTTGGATACGGCCTCCACAGCAAGGCCAGCGAGTGGACCGCCTAAGCAACTGGCAATGGTAGGGGCTATGCTTTCAATCCAACTCATTTAATACTCCCATCTTTACTCTTTTGATAGTCAACATGAATAGCATACATGAGGGCAGAGAAGACGATCAAGAGAGATAAACAGCCAGCCAATAACGCTCCACGAACTTGCCATTTGTCGATAAACTGCCGTCTCTTTCTGGCAGCCTCCTCAAGGGCTTTTTTTGTTCACGCTCGATCTTTCTCTCGCTCTTTTCGTACAACTTCCCGCATCTCTACAAACTTACTCCAGAGACCAGGCATACCTATTTGATAGATGATCATCTCTCTAAGATCGGTCTCCATCTGCTCCAGCTGTTGCTGGCGTAGGATGCGGTTCATGGCCTCCTCGTTGATAGACATACCTTTGCTTAGAGGCTTATTCTTTGCCTCCTTCTCGGCCTCTTTAAACGATTCCTGGTGGGTAAAGAACGCACCTAAGTTCTTACCAATGTCACCCACAATGTCGGACACGTCTTTACCGTCCTTTTTAAAGTCCTGGTAAAGATCAATACACTCTCGAATACCCGCATGAGCAGCCTTGCACGCTGCGAATATTGTCAGCGGGTCCACTTATAACCCCTCTCCTGGCGTGATGTAGGCTTCAACAGCACCCGATGCACCAGTGTCAGTAATGTAAGCTACATACACGGGTTGTGTAGGGCTGCACTGCACAGCAGTAATTGTCCTGTTCATGCCAGGCACAATCACAATACAGTTGCTAGGTGACCCGTTGGCTGGGGCAGAGACGGTCACGTTTGCAGCCGTGCTGATGTTGACGTAGACGGGATAACCACCAGTACCTGTTGGCTGGTGACTAGACAACAAATACTGGTTGGTAGGCGAAACCGTGGTGATCTGGATGGTTTGTGACGAGGACGTAGCGTTAGCCTTGTACGTCATTCCAGAGGCTTGGAACGCAATATTGTTAGCCATTAGTAAACCTTTCCACCACCGCCTGAAGTGGGTGAGAGTTTGGTGGACTCAGGGCCTGTAGAAAAGTCAAAGACGCTCCTGAAACCGCCTTTAGGCAGTTGACCAGGTTGCCACCTTGGTTGACCCATTTGTGTGTTGTCAGAAGGCTTTTGTGGGCGTACAGGCTGCGCCCACTTCTGAGAGTAGTTGAAATTGTCTGCAATAGGCAATCCAGACTTAGTCTGAATCTCCTGATACCGCTTGTCCTTGACTGCTTTGACCATGACTGCTCTCCTTGTTTTTCACAATTAGATAACTAAATACCACAAATATACCAAGGGTAGCAACCCTTGTCCAATCACCCGCCCACAACGTGTAGGACGTTAACCCACACGACATTAGCAGTGCCAGAATCGTGATTAGACGATCTGAGATAACCTTTAACGCCAACGTGATCAATGAGACTTTATCCATAGAACCCCCTTTAAAAAGCCCTATTATGCCTCGTTTTCCTCGTCTTCTAATCCCATAAACCCACTACCCCACTCGTCATCTTGCATCTTCATCTTGATGGCCTCCAACTTGAGGGCACGGTCTATCACCTTTGTTTTGTCAGTAATCGTGGCAGTAGGGTCTACCATGACCGCTTTTAGCATCTCAGAGATGGCTGTCTCTAGTGCTGGGTTGATACCCTTTTCTTTCTTCTTGGTCATAACTTAAACCCTAGTTTTTCAGCCTCTTTTGCCTTTTCTCTTACCAGACTTTTTTGATTTGCGAGCCGATGACAAAGCGA